ACTTTAGCAGACAAACACGCTAGGCAATTTTTAAAAGAGTGTCCTTATTGGGTAGCTCAAATGGGTGAAGGTTATAAACATTTATATAACTTTGTAGATAAGCGTAACTGGGTAGCTTTAAAATGGTTACAACTTTTAAAGTTTTCACCGAAAGAAGAGTTCCCACAGTACGGACATAAACAAATACCATTTTTATTAATGATGAGGGAGATGTAATATGTGCGGTGTAAATGAAGCAATGGCGGCTTTTAAAATAGTCGGAGCTGTCGCTAGTCACCGAGAGAAAAAACAACAAGCCGTTAATAAAGCGGCGGCAGATTATCAAACTCAACGAAATGCTGACCAAGCATACTTAAATGATTTATCAAAAATAGAAACTGAAAGAGGTATGGCGGCTAGAGAAAAAGGTATTGCCGAAATGAAAAATAAATTTGCTAAAAAAGCGGCAATGGCTAATGCTCTTAATTTAGGTTTTGGTAATTCAGTTAGAGTAGTACAAAACATAGGGACTGAAGCTGATATAGAATACAATGATATTATGGCTGATTATATGGGTGATATGATTACTCTTAATAATCAACGAAGTGACGCCTACGCTAATTTAAGTAGAACTTACAATAGTATAACTCCAACTTACGAACCAACTTTTGCTAGTCTTGCATTAGATATTGGTGGTGCAGGAGCAGATTATATGGGTAAACCAAAAGATGAACGAAGATTCTTTACTAATTATGGAAATCAGAAAACAGGATAACACATGGCATATAGAAGTAAAATAAGTAGAAATAGATATTATGGCTCTACTTTTGCAGGACGTGTCGCTACTTCAAGAGAAACTCCTTTAACAGATATAGTAGACGCTATAAATAGAAACACTGGTAAGTTAGAACGGTTTGCTTCGAATTATGTAGAAGGTAAAAAAGACGCCGCAGATAAATATTTAGAAGGCTATTATGCTACAGGTGGTACACCAGAAAATTTAAGTAATGAAATTCTTACAGGGAAACACCCTGAGTTAGAAAACATGTACGCAAAGACTGCAATAGATACTCACAATGGTAGATTTATGGCGGCTAAAGCAATAACTGAAATTGAAAGATTAAAAGATACTTACAAACCTTTTGACGGTGACGGTCAAACATGGAATGAATGGGTTAAAAGTCTTGTAGATGAAAATGGACACGCTGTTATTCCTAATTTAGAAGGAAAATCAAAAGGATTTAATACAGGTTTTGCCACAGTCTTTGGTGAATATAGAGCAAATTCTCTTGTAGATGACGCTGAAATGCGTGGGAATTATTGGAACGCTAAAAAACAAGAAGCAGGTATGAGTTACATGCACACTCGTTTAATGACAATGAACAACATTGGAACAGATTATTGGGCTCAATTAGAAACTTTAAATACACAATTACCAAATGTATCTGGTTTAACTGGTAAACAATATTATTTTACAACGGAAGAAATGAATCAATTAGCTATAAATCATGCTAGTTGGGTTTTATCGACTGCTACAACAACACAAGAATTAGATAAAGCTATGTCTATTCTAACTGCTGACAGAGGAATTGGTAAAGGTGGTAATGCGTTAGGTTCATTAATGAATACTAAAAGAAAAGACGTAGCAGAATTAGTTGAAAGTATAAATAATAAAAAAGTATCACTAACCAATCAAGCTAGAGCAGATATAGAATACAATGAAAAGCAAGATGTAAAAACTATTTTTAATGATTTTTTAAGTGGTGACATGACTGTAGAAAATAGAGATAAAGCTATTGAAGCAATTAAAAAAGGTAATTTTGGTGAGCCACGATTAATAGAAGCAGTAAATAGCTTTTATAATAAAAACAGATTTACAAACACTGACCCTGCAAACATAGATACATTTTACAAAGAAGTTTTAACAGGTCAATACGATAGCCCTTCTGATGTTATTACAGCTATGTTAGATAAAAATATTCCTACAGATAAATTAGGAACAGCTTTATCATATTGGTCTTATTGGAACAGTGATAATGATAAAGGTAAAAAACCTATTTATTATACAAATACAACTTACACAAAAACAACTTCAAATATATTAAAAGCAGTTACAGGTTCATTTACTAATAGACAAACTGGTTTAGCAGTAGACGGACAAGAAGAAGCTGTGATGAACGCTAATAATTATATTATTAAATCTATTGTTGATTTTGAAACTAATTACGCAAAGAAAAATGACGGTGCAGAACCGTCTGAAGCAGAACGATTTAAGTTTATGGAAGGACTAGGTAAAACAATAACTGCTATTTATGAAGCAGAGAAAACACCATACCCAGAAACTTTAAAACCATTTACAGAAATTGAGAAAGATTTACAAAAGAAACAAATGGAAGATGATGAAAAGGCATTAATATTGGAACAAAATACAAATACGTTAAATGAAAATGTTTCTAATTTCATACAAAGTTTTGATGTTTCTCAAATACCTGTCTTTGGAGACGCAGATAAAAGTATTTTAAAATCAGAGAAGGCAGAAAAAGCTACATTTAGAAGAGATAAATTAATTCCTGCATTAACAGAAGCATTACAAAGCTCATTTAATGTAGAAAATCTTGGAGATATTCTTACTGGATTAGACCAAGAAACTTATGACAACATGATTAACAACTTAGCTACTTATCTTAATGTTGAGGCACAAGATATAAAAGTAGCTATACAACAAATAGCTGAGGCACAATAATAATGGCAGAATGGAAACTAGATACTAGAACCACGCCTGAAAAAGTAAGAGAAAAACGAAATCAAAGAAACCAAAAAATAAAATTAAAAAAAGCTGAGTCTGAAGCTGAGGCTTTAGAACAAATACAGACGGAAGAATTTTATAATGCGGCTGTTTCTTACTACAACTGGCGAGAAGGTACAGATGAATATTCATCATATAGTCACGCCGATATATTAGATAAATTTTATACCGATAGGTCATGGAGAAATAACAACACTATTTCTATGGGTAAAGATATGTATACAGCAATCAATACAGATGACTCAGAACAACTACAAAATTTTGCATACATTTCACAAACGTATGAAGCACTCCCTAGTTTTTGGAATGACCCTAATAGAAGTTTTGGTGGTTGGTTATTAGATAATGGTGGAGCTATGTTAGCTGACCCAGTAAACCTCATTGGTTTTGGTGTTGGTGGACAAGCGGCTAAACAAGCATATAAACAATCATTAAAAGAAGCTCTTAAAGGTAAAGTAGCTAAAGAAGTTAATGACAGAGTTTTAAAAGAAGCACAAAAACAAGCACAACAAGAAGCAATGGGACAAGCTATTAAAAAAGGTGCATTGTATGAAGGATTTATTGGTGCAGGTGTAACTGGTGTGCAAGACGCTATGTTACAAACAACTGCAATACAAACAGGCGTACAAGATGAATTTAGTTTAAAACAATTAGGATTATCTTCAGCCGCAGGATTTGGCTTTGGTACATTATTTGGTGGTTCGTTTGCTTATGGTGGTTTTAAATTAACTAACAGGCAAATGAAAAATAAAGCTATAAAACAATTAGAAGATTTACATAAATATGGAAGAGATGACATTACAGGTAAAAGATTATTTGATGATTTAGCTAATAAAAAAGATAAAAAATATTATTACAAAAATCTTAAAAAAGAAGAAATAGATAAAATTGAACAAGACTCTATTCTTAAAGGAAAAGATTTAGATGAAAAAATACAAAATTTAAGAAATGAAGTTAAGGTATCAGGACGAGGTAGACCACCTAAAGAAAAATTAAATTATGATAAATTAGATGAACGTGGCAATACTGGTGCAGTTAAATACATTCAAATTATTGCTAGAGAAAATGCAAAAGAAATAGGTACAGAAACTATAACTTTTGATGAAATGAAAGTTATTGCAGAAAAATTTGGTGCTGACCCTAAAAAATTAATGAAATTAGCGAAGTCAAAAGCAAAAGAAGATAAAGAGTTATTTGGTTTAATGATAGCACATAAAGACTTGCTATTAAAACAAGGTGATGACCAAATGAAATTAGCTAATGACTTTTTTAGAGAAGGCATTACTGAAGCAGAAAAACAATCTATTCGAGTAGAATTTAAAAAAAGAGCTCAAGTTGCTTTAGAATTAATTAAAGTACAAAAAGAATTACAAGAAAACTACGCAAGAGCTACAACAGCAGGTCGAGTCAAAGGTGACGCTGAAAGAGCAATGGAACTTAAAATGTTACCTGAAGACCCTGAAATGCGTAAGCTCATGGAGACAGACATAGACGCTTATATAAAAGCAGTAGCATTATTAGATGACCCTAATCAAGCTATCCTTGCATTACAAAATGTTAAAAAAGTAAACAGGTGGGATTTAGCGGCAGAGTATGTCAACAATAATTTATTGTCTTCACCTGATACACACATATTAAACATTATATCAGGTCTTACACAGACACAATGGAAGCCTTTTGTAATGATGTTAAGAGCCGCAAACATGTTACCAAGAGATAAACAAAAAGCAAAAATTGTAGCAAGAGAAGCATTACAAACTTACATTTATCAATACGTCTACACTGGTTATGCTTTACGAAGAGCTATGAAAGCCTTTTACATGGGAAGACCTTTACTTGATAGTGCTAATTTAAAATATGACAATAATATAAGACAAGGACAACTTCAGCGTTGGATTAATGAAACAGGTAAAATATTAACTGAACCATTAGGAATATTTGGTACAGGTATACAACGAGGTATAATTAATCCTATTGCTATGGTTACAACAGCACCATTAAGAGTGTTATCAGCAGGTGATGAATTTCTAAAACAGATGATGTTTAAAGGTCGAATGGCGGCAGAAATAAATTCAAGAATATATAAAGAAACACCTGATGTTGGTGTGTTTAGTAATAGACAACAATATGTAAAAAGATTTAGAGAACTAGAAAAAGATTATCTTACAGAAAGTGGTGCGGCAATAGACTCAGGTGATAAGATTGAAAATATTTTAAATAGCCCATTACAATATGCAAGAGAAGGTTCATATACACAATCAGCACGTTCTTATAATCCAGTAACTAAAACTTATGAAGGTGGAGTAACTGGTCAAATTCTATCTTTTACTAATAGACATAAATGGTTAAGAGTCTTTGGATTACACTTTATTAATACACCGTCTAACTTGTTACGTTGGAATTTTCAACATTTACCATTCTTAGGTAGATTTCAATTTCAAATGAGACACATGTTAGCCAAAGGTGCTAACGGAAAATATCTAAATCCTGAAGCGGCGGCAGAAGCTAATGCTAGAATACAAGCAGGTTGGTTATTATGGAGTGCGGCATTTCTTATGGCAGTCAATGGTAAAGTTACTGGTGGTGGTTCAAGAGATTGGAGAGAAAACAAAGAAAGAGAAAACAATACAGGGTGGCAAGAATATTCTATTAAAATGGAAGACGGCAGACATGTTTCTGTAAATAGATTAGACCCTATCTTTATGCCATTTATGATAGCGGCTGATATGGTAGACGCTATTGGTGATTTCTTAAAACACAATGAAGATTTACCAACTGAAGTTGAAAATCAATATACAGAATTAGCTATGGGTGTTGTAGCAAGTATGACAAGAAATTTAACATCAAAATTTTATACAAGAAATATTTTAGAAACAGCAAACTTTTTATTTAGTGATGATTTTATGAGAAGTAGAGCTCCTGATAGAATTGGAAGTTCTGTCTTATCAAGAGCAATATATAAAATAACTCCATTATCAGGTGGATTAAGATATTCTAGTAGAGTTGCTGATGACCAACAAAGAGAATTATTTACATTTAGTGATAGGTTAAGACAGCTTAATCCATTTAGTGACAAAGATAGAACTATGCCAAAACGTAATATGTTTGGTGAAAAAATAGATAGACAAAATGGTTGGTTGTTTGGTTTAGGGGGTAAGACTGGATTATGGTCTTCACCTTTTGCTATGACACAATGGAAAGATACCGCAACGGCTGAGTTTTTTAAAGATAGAGATTTTGAATATAAAGCTCCACCAAAAGTAGATAGAAGAACAGCGTTAGATTTAAGAACCATTAAAGATGATAATGGACAAACAGCCTACGACTATATGTTGGAAAGAAAACAACACCAAACTTTTAAACATAAAGGTAAAACATATAAATTACAGGCATACATTGAAGCTCTGGTTAGAGATAAAAGTAGTGACCTTTATAAACTTCCTGACGGAAAAGTGGCAGGAAAAGACTATCAACAAAATTTTATTTTAAAAATTGTGCATGGTGCTGAAAGAGGTGCTTATGCAGATATGTGGAAGAAATATGACATATTACAAAAGACTCTAAATGAAAGAGGAGTGTTTATCCAAGAAAAGTTTGACCAGATAAATAATGCTACTTCTTATGATAGTGTCCTCGATAATATCCTAAATAAATAAAGTACCCCTTTTAGAAGAGATAACAGTAAAGGATTAATATATGGCTAACAGTTTTGTCAGGTATACTGGTGACGGTAATACCTCAGCTTATTCGATACCATTTTCATATCGAAGTACAGCAGACTTAACTGTAACTTTAGGTGGTGTGGCTACTACAGCATTTACTTTAAATGCCGCAGGAACAACTTTAACTTTCAATAGTGCACCTGCAAGTACAGTAGCAATAGAAATTAGAAGACGAACAAGTCAAACCTCTCGATTGACTGACTACGCCTCTGGGTCGGTATTAACTGAAGAAGATTTAGATACTGACTCAACTCAGGCGTTTTTTATGTCTCAAGAAGCTATTGATGACGCAGGTGATGTTA